TGTTAGCAAACAAAACGAAGAAGTTCTTGACATCGCTATGGCTTCAAAAGAGTCTGGTGACGCTCTTGAAGCTGAGATCGAGTCGTAATAGGAGAATAAGATGAGTTTAACTTCAACAGGCGCAAGAGTCGTATTTCGAGTCGACGGAAAAAAGGTCGCTTTTGCCAACGCATTAAGCTACACAGTAGCTCACCAACATCAGCCCGTCGATGTTTTAGATCAATTGGACCCGGTAGAATACGCAGAAACTGGTTACACTGTTAACTTCTCTGTGAACCAGTTTCGAGTATCCAACCAATCTGCAATTGCCATCGGACTTCGTCCTAGATTTCAAGACATTCTTACTCAACCTGAACTCACTGCTGAACTGGTTGACCGAATTACTGGAACTACTTTGGCACTTCTTCAGCGAGTTAAGTGTACAGAAGAAAGTTTAAATATCGCAGCTAGAGACTTAGGTCAAGTTACATTAAATTTCGTGGCGATTCGCATGGATGATGAGGGTAGCCTCTAAATCCTTAATATAATTAAACTTTTCTAGGGCCGTAGTTTTAGCTACGGCCTTTTCTTTTTTGTTGAAAATGGATTATACTGTTCATGTGAAAAAAACAGAACTTTCAACTATTAAAGAGGCATTAAAATTAAGAGGCATAGAACCTCTTTATGAGATTTTTACAAACAACAAAGACAAACTTTCTTACAGATGTAAAAACGACCACATCTTTTATGCATCATGGTCTAATTTAAAAAGAGGTCACGGCTGCGTATATTGCGCAGGTCAAAAAGTAGACTGGCAAAAGCTAGAGGATGCCGCTGCTAAGAAAAAAGGAATACTGCTATCTAAAGTAGAAGATTATAAAAACAATAAGACTAAATTACTCTGGAAGTGCGCGGACGGCCATGAATTTAAAACTAATTGGGCAAACATCCAATCTGGAAAATGGTGCCCTACTTGTGCAGGTAACAAGCCTAAGACTGTAACTGAGTTACAAGAAGTCGCAATAGCTAAAAACGGCAAGTTTTTATCCCACACGTACACTACAGCTCATGACTATTACGAGTGGGAGTGTGCTAACGGACATAAGTTTAAATCTCGCTGGCATAACGTAAATTCTGGTAAATGGTGTCCAGATTGTCAAAATAAGACTAGCAAGCCTCAAAAAGAAATAGCAGCTTTTATAAATGAACTAGGGTTTACAACACAGTTTAATTGCAAACTTGAAGGTAAACTTGAGGTTGACATTTTCATACCAGAGTTAAACATAGGCATCGAATACCACGGCCTTTTCTGGCATTCAGACTATAATACTAATTTCGATAAGAAGCTACATCTTAAAAAATATCTACTAGCAAAAGAAAAGGGTGTAACCTTAATCCAGCTTTTTTCAGATGAATGGCTTACTAAGCCTGACGTGGTAAAGAGTCTTATTAAAGCTAAGTTAGGCGTTTTTGATCAAGTTATAAAAGCTAAAAATTGTAAACTAAAAGAGTCAACTAACTATTACACTTTTTTTGATAAAACTCACTTGGCTGGAGGAGTGAAATCTATAAAGGCTTTTAGCTTGTGGTATAACGGAGAAATAGTAGCGGCACTTTCTTTGCGACCGCCCTACACTAAAAAGCATAAGGGTTTAATAGAGATCGCTAGATTTGCGAGCAAGCTTAACACGAGAGTTGATTTCGCTTTTTCTAGACTTCTAAAGGCCGCAATGAGTTGGGCTAAGAGCCAAGGTTATAAAGGCGTTTTGAGCTACGCTGATTGTCGTATATCTACAGGAAAGGTATACCAAGCTAACGGGTTTGAACAACTGGAAAGGACCGCACCTAACTACTTTTATACTAATTTTAAAATTAGAGAGGGTAGATTTAAGCATAAAAAGAGTATACTATTAGAGGGTAGCACTGAGCTTGAGCAAAACCGTAACTTAGGATGGTTTCGAGTTTTTGACGCAGGCAGTGAGACTTTTATAAAATTAATAAAATAAAAAGGAGAAAAACATGATTAGCACACTTCCGTCGATGGAGACATCTTTTACTATTGATGTAAAAGGCTCTGATACTGGACAATCCTATCAGGGCACTTTCACCTATAAACGCCCGAATTTACGAGCAAAATCTAACGCTGCAAAGCTAGCCGCCCGACTAAACGAGGACCTGGCTAACCTAGATCCTGATATGAAGTTTACTCATCAGATTTTGGCAGAGCTTCGCTTTTCCTTGGTTCAAAGTCCTGAGTGGTGGCAGAAGTCTGATTTTGGTCTAGAGCTTTTTGATGAGAATGTAATCTTTGAGATTTACAAAAAATGCGTTTCTTTTGAGAAAGAATGGACTGATAAGGTCTGGGGAAAGCAGGACGAAAAGAAAGCTGAACTGAAAGAAGACCTTAAAAAGAAAGCTAAAGCAGAGAAGGCGCAGCAAGAACAAGACGAGGAGTAATGGCCAATCTAGGAGTCCTAGCCTTTATTAAGGCGGCTCACGCCATGCTTCACGCAGATACCAGCAGTATGGAAGGTTTCGAGCGCTTTCTGGTATCCTGGTACTGCTTTAAGTATAATGTGCCGCCAAACGATTCTAATCTTCTAGATATGACTTTAGAGGAGCTTGCTACTCTTTATTTTATGCATCGCATAAAAGAAGATCCTAACTTCGTCGCTGAAACCGTTTCTGGTAAAGATGATTACGAAGAGTGGCTAAAGCAGGAAATGGGCGAGGGCTACATTAGCGACGAAGAAATGGTTAAGCAAATGGTAGAATACGAACAGGGACAGATAGATAAAAGGACTAAGGATTTTAAACAATCTTCCGAGGACTTTAAAGCCGCAATAAAGCGCCTTAAAGATTTGCCAGATAGAATTACTACACAATTTAAGTCAAGTAATTCTGAGGATTAGTAAATGGCCGATTTAAAAAAGCAGTTAATTTTAGAAGTAAGCCTTGATACTAAGAAGTTAAAAACTGAGATTGAAGCTCTCAAGAAAGACATTAAAGACGTTGGTGCAACTGGTGCCGGTTTTAACACTACTGGTTTAAAAGGTTTAAACGAAGATTTAAAAAAAGTTAGAAAAGAGATTACTGCTCTCACAAAAGACATCAAAGGCATTGGTTCAACTGGCGCTGGCTCTAACACTACTGGTTTAAAAGGTTTAAACGAAGAGTTAAAAAAAGTTAGAAAAGAGATTACCGCTCTCACGAAAGACATCAAAGGCATTGGTGCAACTGGCGCTGACACTACTGGTTTAAAAGATTTAAGAAAAGGTGGGCCACGTTCTATCTTAGATATTATTCCTGGAGGGGCTGGAATATCTCAAGGTTTAGGTGGGGCAGGTAGATTACTAAGAGGGCCTTTAGGTATTGCTGGCGGAGCTGCAGCTATGTTAACTGGAGGAGCTATGTTAGGTTCTCAGCTACTTAGTAACTATGATGAAATGAGGGCTTTAAGAGCTTCACAAGCTAACACTATTTCCGGCTTAGCTAGGAGTGGGGACTTTGCTGGTGTAAGCATCATGCAAAATGATGACCGTTTAAGAGGACTTCTCGGCGGATCTATGAACGCTGCTGCAGGAGCTGGAAAAGGAGCTTTATTTGGTAGTTTAGCCTTCGGTGGATTAGGTGCTGTGCTAGGAGGGTTGTTTGGAGGAGGAGTAGGAGCTATTCCTGGAGCAAAACTCGGAGCCGCGTTTGGTTCAGTTGTTGGGGGTTTAGCCGGCGGAGTTACCTCTTTTATGCCAGGTTACGAAAGGGCACAAAAGGAGGAGCGTGAAAGGTTAATGTTAGAGACCCAACCTATTCGCGATGCTATGGCTAGACAACGAGAGCTTTCTAATGTTCGTCGTCAAGTTGCTCGAAGAGCCGGTAGAAGTTTAGGCGGAGCAAACACAATGCAGCGCCTAACCTCCTTACAATTCCTAGGAACTCGAGAGGGCTTCGGGCAAGAAGAGACATTAAATCAAATGATGCAGCTTGGCTCTTCAGTTGGAATGAACGAGGCAGCTATATCACTCCCAAGATCACAATACTTCATGAATCGAACTGGTGTTGATGTTGGAACGCAGGGCGCACTAAGAGAAGCAATTACTGGAGCAGAACGAGGCTCTTTTGCTGGCTCTCAAGAGAAGATGGAAGCTATTATTCGTCGCGGAATGGCTTTCGGTATTAAAGATGGAAAGCTTGATCAGTATGCTCGAATTACAGCAGAAGCCGTAGAACGAAATGCTTCTTTAGGTGGAGTTCAAGATGCCGATGCGATTGCTGCAGAGCTTGCATCTAGAGCTAGAGGTCTTGCAGGTGAAGGTGATATAACGCAAGGAACTTTAGCAAGAGCCGCAGACATTCAATCCACTATTCGTGATTTATCTTCCCAAACTCAAGGTGTTGCAGGCGCTGGAAACTTCTTAGCGATTCAAAAAGCCGCAAGAGAATCTGGAATAAACTTAGATCCTGCCCAAATGCTTTTAATGGCTCAAGCTTCTAATAAAGGTGGCGGAGCTATGAAAGAGATTTTAGGTCGTTCAGGCCAATTCTCTGCAGAACAAATAGATAAGTTTGTTGGCGCAGCCACAGCGAACAAAAGCAATCTTACAGAGATGTTTCCTGGTCTTAGTCAGGATATGCGAGATATTTTGGGCAACATTATGTTTGGTACTACAGAGCGTACTTTAGATGTTGCTAAGTCTGGTCGTGGTGGCATGGGTGCTGCAGACGCTATTGACTTAGAAGGTCGAGGCACAGATCAAACTGGAAAAGAAGGCGACCTAAACAGAATTCAACAACAAGTAGATTTTACAGCCTTTCAAGCCGGCATGGATAATATTAATTTAAGCATGCGTGAGGCTGCTGTGACTATTAAAAAATACTCTGAAGTAATTGAAAGATCTGCCAAAGTGTTAGAGAATAGAATGAATATAATCGATAATAATAATTTAGGAAGATAATGAGTGATTTTTTAAGAAAAAAAACTCCAGTTTTAGATTTGGATGTAGGAGGTAGATCTCAACTTAACAGTTGCAAGATTTGGATTTACCGCTATGCAAACCCTGCTGTAAAAGGTTTAATTCAATTAGACTCTGCCGATAAAAATGGAATTTTTGGTGGTACGGTAGACGGCGCTGATTTTTCCACGCAATCCATAATTAAAATTGACAACGATGTAATTAGTTGTGATGTTTCAAAAAATAAGTCAGATCCAGCAGGGACCTTTACTTTCACTTTAAAACAAGGCAGATCTGAAAAAGGGGAATTACTGCCCTCAGGAAGTTCTTTAAATTACGCTAGCCTAATAAATGTAGGAGATTGGGTAACAATCTGGATTAAAAAAGGGTTGCCAGCAGATATAGCAGGAAAGGGGAATAAGATAGCTGACACCTCCACAACCTCAGGTTTAAAGATGATCGGCTTCATAGAAGATGTGACAGTCGTAGAGAGGGACGATCCAGAAACAGGAATTCCTTACTTAGAGTATGTTATCTCAGGTTCAGATATTGGAAAAGTATTTTTGACCAACCTCTACTTTAATCCAGTTCTTAAAAATGCTCAAATTTCATCGCTACTAGGTACTTATTTTATGGGGGACTCGCAAAAACTAACTGAGTATGCTAAAAAAAACGGTAGAGGCGATAGCGGTTTATCTACTCCTGATAAAATGGTTAAAAGCATAGCTACTTTTATGCTGGGCGGAAATCTAGATAAACTATCTGCGAGTCATCAGAACTGGTACATCCCAAAAGAATTATTAACTGTTGTAAAAGGAACTCCTCAAAAAAATCAACCAGCAGTAATTGATATTTTAGATGTTACTTCGCAAGTTGGAGTTCATAGCTACGACTCCAAAGGAGCTTTTACAGGGGCTTCTCCTTTATTAGGAGAAACTATATTTCCTACGTTACCTGCTCAAGGAACTATATGGGAAGTATTGACTTTCGTACAAAATCCTGCTTTAAATGAAATGTATGTGGATTTAGTGCCGAAAGATGGAAAATTAGTTCCAAGTTTAATTTGTAGACAACTTCCTTTTTCTAGCAAAGTCAATTCAGAAACTTATGCTTTTAGAGGCTCTAAAATCAAAGATGCCGCCGCCGAAGTTAAAAAAACTTTTTTTACTGATTTACCCAGACAGCAGATAAAAAGTTTGAGTGTAAAAGAGAAAACTATAACAAAAACAAATAGAGACAGAGTAAATCAAATCGTAGTATCTCCAGAAGTTGTAAATCAAGAGGTTGGCGCTTTATATGTCTCATTACTAAATGTACCTTCTATTAAGAGGTATGGTTTAAAAAGTTTTGAGCTTAGAACTAATTACACGTTTAGTCAATCTTTTCAAGATACTAAAATTGTAAAAGTCACTGCCGCTCTTTTAGCTGATTGGTTGTTTAAAGGTCACATGCTGTATAAAGGTCGAATAAGAATCGACGGGCCTAATAATTATTTTTCAGTAGGTACTAATTTAGAAATAGTAGATCAAAAACAATTATTTCATATAGAGGGCGTTGAATACTCTTTCAGACAAATGCGAAACGGTATGAACTCTTATGAAGCAGTTATACAAGTTAGTCACGGAGTAACAAGTACTGGAGAGTTCTTAACTTTTAATGATTTAGGAGAAACTGGTTCAACGATAGTCACTGCAGCATTAGAGAACACTAAAAATAGCAGAGGAAAAGGGGGCTACGGAAAATGATAAATAAAGTAGCTGCTCAACGTGGTGGGGGAGTTTTCTCAATAGGTAATCAACTTCTTCGAGGCCAAGTTCTTAGAATAATTCCAGTGGACGCCAAAGAAAACACTTCTGGCGGTTCTTATGTTCAATACGAAGTGGCTTTAGAAAACGGGAGAGGCGGAGTGAGTAGTGTATTTGCTCGACGCATGTCTTCTGTGTACGGCGCTAACGACTACGAAGAGGAAATTTTAGAGCCGGCTGAATTTGCTTTTAAAGGTGCCAACGACAATACCAATAACTTTGGCAATAGAAATGGCGCAATCGTAGTCGTATCGTTTCTTAACGGAAACATAAACGACCCAGTAATCCTAGGGTCAATTGCGCATCCTAAAAAACCTGGCGCTAAAAAAGACGACGGTGTTAGATATGTTAAATTATTTCGTGGCGTAAAAGTAGAGATTAATAAAGACGGTGAGTGGTCTGTCACATACCAATCCCCCTTTGGTCCGGATGGTAAACTAAAGGCAGAGGATACTGGGCCATCATTTATTAAACTTGATAAGACTGGAAGCTTAGATATCAATTTAAAAAAGGGCACCATTAAGCAGAAGCATGATGTTGTTTCTGAAAAAACTGATTTTGAGTATAAGACTGGTTTAAAAGTTACTTACGACGGCAAAGGTGATAAAGTTACTTTTACTACCAAAGGCGGAACAAAGGTTGAAATCGACGGTACTAAAAAAGTTACTGTTACCGCTGGCTCAAGTATTGTAACAATCAAGGATGGTAAGATCGAACTTAGTGGAGATCTAGTTGATGTTGGTACTGGCGCTTCTGCTTTGGCGGCTTTAGGGCCACAACTGATTTCGTGGCTCACCTCTCACACACACCTTTATAATCCTGGACCTGGAAGTCCTACACCAAGCCAGCCACCAACCACCCCTCCACCAACTTCTTTGTTAAGCAAGTCTGTAAAGTTGAAGGATTAATATGCCAAAACCAACTCCAACCTTAGACCAACTAGAAGCATTAAACGCAGAGATAGCAGGAAATACTGCGCAGTCAAATGCCATTGCTGAATCGGTACCTTTGCAAGACCCGATCATAGAGCAAAAGCAGAAAGTTGACGATGCTTTCAAAGCGTTATTTAGTTATTACAACGACTCCATAATCAAAAAGTATGACGCTGAACGCAAGGCGTTGAACGGAAGCTTTATCGCTAACCCAATTGTTGAAGCAGACATAATAGCAGTAGGAAGTAACCCCATCAGTGGGAGGCTTGCTCCTACGCCGCCTGCTGTAGACATAGTTCGTATCCCTGAGTTTGATGGTACCGCCTACACTAGCATTGATCCAATCAACGAGCAGCAGTTAATCCTTGATCAAGAAGATGTTGAGAATGTGTTGCAAAATGGGTACGGCCCCGGCACTTATCCTATAACTCTAAAAACTAAGACCGCCTTGACTCCGACCAGTACAACCTTGGAGTTAGAAGATCCTTCAAGTCCTATCTCTGGTATTGTTACAGGAACCGTGTTTTTGGTTATAGGTGGAGGATACTTGGCGGTTGTTAAGGTTTTAACGGCAACCCCCGTGGTAAGCCCACCCCCTCCTCCATACAGATTAAACTTAACTATTGAGCTTATCGTACCCCCTTCAGGTACCATTGCGGCTGGAGCGAATTTATACTCTTTCACAGGCTTCACTAACTCAGAACGAACTACTAAAGTGGCCTCAAACCCCGATTTTCAACCCCTAATGGATTATTTGATTAGTCTACTTGAGAGTAAAATAAATGACCGAATTAGTAAACTAAATGCTCAGTTATCTGCCGTAACTTCTAACGATGACCCAGATGCCGTAGCTGAATTGGCTTCTGCAGCTAGCAATATAAACGCCAGTATTACATTCTTAACTAACTACCTTTTGACTACAGATATATCAAATACAGGTCTGGCTTTTTTAGCGTCAGAAAGGGGTATTAGGTCTGGACAGGTGACGGCTCGGTTAGCCGAGATACTGGCGGCTTATACTGGGCAAACTGAAGATTATTATGAGCAGCGCTATCAGATAGCAAATAACAGAGGTAATACCCAGCGAGGAACGCTGCGCTTGCTGGAAAATGCCAAAAGCGTAAAGACAACTTTACAAGGCTTGAATGCCGGATTGCTGTCGGCCAACGCAGCTTTAAGTAGCATTATCCCTTAATGATGTGGTATTCTTAAAGGATAAAAATAAAAATATAGGAAGAAAATAATGGCGTTTCCACAGTTAGGTCCTTTTGGCAAGATAGTCGAGGACTTTAATAAATCACTAAAGAATATTTTCGGAGCTTCCGAAGGCTCCAAAGCTTCATCTAAGTTGACCGCAGCTAGAGACCTTTTGAAAAGTATTGGGCAACCTTTAGAATCCTCTAATTGGACTGGTAATACTAATAGACAAGATGGAAGAAAGCTTAGATACGGCTTTAGAGTCGTTGAGTTAAATGTGCTAGCTAATGGTAAGTTCGCTGTAGGTAGCGCAAACAGTAATTCTTTAAACTTATCTAAAGAGTACTATTTAGACATACCTCCGCAAGCGATAACTCAAAAAGAGAACTTTGCAACAAATATTCAAGCAACCCGAAGAGGAGTTATAGTTGAAACAGAGGGGGTAGTTTTTAAAGACATCGTAATCCAAGGAACTACAGGAGTTTACCCAGGTAAACGAGACTCTTATGGACAAGACAGAGCAAACTTTTCTGATTTAACAAAAAAGCCTGAAAGAGCTTCTGGGGTATCTAAGAAAGACGGTGTTAGCGATGTCGGAGAAGTTATATCCGGTTATGCAGAGTTCTTAGCTTTAAGAGCGTTTTTTATTAATTACTCTGAAGAAAAAGTAAATAAAAGAGGATCTATCTTCTTAGTTTTTATTAACGAAAAAGATCAACAAGCTTTACTTGTTGAGCCTTTAGAGTTTGTGATGGAGCGTAATTCTAAAGCGCCCTTGCAATACCAGTACAGAATTGTTTTAAAGTGTATAGGTTCTTTAGATGCCGCCTTTAATAAATTGAGTCAATCGGGAGATCAAAATCCGCCAGATTTAACCTTAGAAGATATTCTAAATGTAGCTGCAAATGCTTCAGCAGCTATTCAGCAATTTCGAGCTGCTGTTGGATCTACAAATCAATTAGTACAATCTATATCTCAGGAAATAGATAAAACCTTTATTAACCCTTTAAGACTTCTTGGAGCAGCTTTAAAAGATGTTTCAGAGGGCAGAAAGAATGTACTTACTAGCTCTGCAGCTTTAAAACGAAACTTAAATGAGTCTTTACTCTCGATTGAGGAAGCTAGGTTTGACAAAACTATTGAAAACCTTATTAAAGATGTAACACTGATAAATATTGTTCAAGCCAATTTTAGTGGGTTTTCCGCCTCTTCAGGAGTTGTCGATCAAGGCGTAATCTCCCAACGAGGTGTTACCGATACGTTTACCTCTGCTCAATTATTGTCAGGCGCTCAAGCTGAGAATTTTATAAGAGCTTCCGTTTCAGCTTTAGAGCAAGCGGCTCAAGAACCTTTACCTAGAGCCTTCGTTGAAGATTTAAGAAAGCAAGCTGCAGAATTGTTAAACGATTTAGCCGACGCAGTAAATTTAGGGAATGCAGATTACAATTTAATTGCAAACCGCGTCCCTACTATTAAACCTAACCCCCTTAAAATTGCTACTACAAATGAATACCTGCTTTTGGGGGCTACGCAAAGGTTGATAACAGCTTTAGACCAAGTTCTTTCTACTAACTCGCTATTTCAGCAAAGTATTGAAGACGATTTTGAGAGTAGGCAAGAGCTAATGAAAAACATATTTAATGCGCAGGCACCTACAACTGTCAGAGAAATAATAATTCAGCAAGGGGATACTTTAGAAAGAATTTCCCTTCGAACTTACGGCACCGTATCCCGTTGGCCGGATTTAGTTATTTTGAACAATTTAAAGTTTCCTTATATTGCTGAAACTAGATCAGACGGCGTGAAGATTCCTGGCGACAAACTTTTGGTAGGTAATTAAGATGGGCGTTTTGAGAAATAAACAATACAATATAACTAAGGGATTTTCACAAACTGAAAAGGACTTAGGAGTTGACTTAAAGATAAATGCCGATGGCGACTTAGAAATTAGCAATTTAAAGGATTTAAAGTTGACGGCAGGAGCTTCGAACGCAGCTCAGGCTCTACGTTTAAAGCTGGAAATTGAGCAAGGTTCGTTACCGCTGCATCCAGGAATAGGTGCTAACTTACAAATTGGGGAAAAAACTAAAGACGCTTTCCTAATTAAAACTTCTGTGCTTAGTTCTATTTTAGTGGACTCTAGGTTTGAAAATGCCAGGGTGAATGTTTCTGTTTTAGGTGGGATCTATGTTCTTGACATTTTTGTTAGAATAAGAGACACTGATAACGAGGTCCCTGTACAATTAGCGTTAGTGGAGTAATATGGCTTTCACACCAAAATCTTTAGCAGATATCATTGCGAACATGGCTGCCACGGTCTCAGCCAATACGCCCATCAACGACTTCACACCTGGCTCCGTAATCTTAACTTTACTTGAAGCTGCAGCTCAAGAAGATTTTCAGCAGTACGTAGCGATGCTTGAGATTATACTAGGTTACAACCTAGATACTACAACCGGCACTGATCTTGATAATCGAGCCAGAGAGTTTGGTCTAACACGACTGCAAGCTCAACCTCACAGCGGTTATATTGCCGTAATTGATACTCGTTTTAATAAAGTATCAAGTAAGATCTACGCAGGTCTACCAGGGCCTACAGCAGGATCGAACACCGTAAATGTAGATGACGCATCTTCTTTTCCTGCAACTGGAGCAGTTTATGTAGGTCGAGGTTCTGCTAACGCAGAGTCGATCATCGCTTACTCTACCGCCCCTGTTAACAATGGCGCCTACTGGACCATCACATTAGACACAACATTCACAAAGTACCACGGCACAGATGAAACGGTTATCCTTGCTCAATTTGGCGATAGAAGTATCCCTGCTGGAACAGAGGTCAGGATTCCTGCTAACGATTTTAGCGAAGCAATTCTTTTTGAGTTAAACCAAGAAGTAACTCTTTTGGATGGTGAGAACAGAATTGACAATGTGCTTGTTACCGCTATTCAATCTGGAGCCTTTACTGTCCCTTCCGACTCTATTATCGAGTTTGTTAACGAGCCTTTTACAGGCGCAGTAGTTACAAACCCACTTCCGTTTGTAAACGGCAGAGATGTTGAGTCCGATCAAGAGCTTCGTGACCGAATTAGAAACACTATTCAGTCACTTTCTCGCGGAACTTCCGACTCTATTAGAACTCGAATCATCGGAATCGTAGATCCAAACTCCAACTCTCGAATCGTATCTGCCAACATTATTCCTCCAGTTATCTTGGCTGATGGCCCCACAAAGGTTTATATCGATAACGGTAGGGGATTAGAGCCAGAACTAGCTCCCACTGGTCTTGAGACTTTGATCAGCAAAGCTACAGGCGGAGAGACCTTCTTTCAGCTACAGCAGTTCCCTCTTGTAAAGGCCAACCTTATCTCTCAACTTGCCGAGCCCTTTAACTTGGTTGGTGGAGAGACTCTTATCACTAAGGTCGGAAATGAAGAAGAGGTTTTTACTTTTGTTTCTTCAGACTTTAGAACTCCTGGTAAAGCAAAAGCAGTAGAAGTTTCTCAAGCTATCAATAAGCGTTCTAACCTCATCGAGGCTCGAACTATTACTGAAGGTTCTTTGAGAAAGATCTTCATCACTCCTATTGCTCGTATAAACGAAGAGTGCTCTATCTCAGAAGCCTCTACAGCACAGCCGGCTTTTAACTTTAATACCAAAACCGTATTTACAGCTAAACTGTACAAAAACGATAAACTATTATCTAAAGATGGAACTACGGCGTCGGTCATCAGTGATGCTCAGCCGTTTGATCTTTCTACTACCGTGACCACAACTACAGATGGTGATTTTACTTTGGCTTCAGGTCAGCGTATAGTTTCTAAGAGTGCCCCTGGCATCGGCGTTAACTCTATTCTTGAGAATATTCACCCAGGCGACTATGTAAAGCTTTCTACAGATCCAGACATTTTTTACACAAAGGTTCAGACCGTCGTAAATGCTCAAAAATTCATCTTGGCAACTAACTATCCTGTTGGTGGATCTGGATCAGGTGATCTTGTTATCTGGAACTCTCCGCAGCTTGAGGTTGCCTCAAACGGCGAAGATAATGATACAGAGTTGGTCAGTTTTGGGCCAAACGATTTTTCCAACCCAAACCAAGCTTTGGCGTCAGAGGTCGTAAGCCGTACAGACGCTGAGATTCATCAATCTAAGGTTCAGCTCGCAGTGAATTCAACTCGCATGAGCTTGATCTCAGAGGTTGAAAACAGCGCAACCTCCTCTATGAGAATTATTGGCGGCGGAGCCGCTTTAGAACTAGGATTTTGTAACTCATCTCCAATTACTGGAACAGTCACCTTTACTGGTGGTTCTAAAGTTGTAACTGGAGTAGGAACTCACTTCCTAAGTGATCTTGTTGAAGGTCAGTGGATTAAACTTAACCTTCATGGGAAAGGTTCTTGGACCAAAGTAGAGACTATCGAAAGTAATACTATTCTATACCTTAAAGAAGGTTACAGAGGTCCAAACGCTTCTGGTGCAGCAAGTCGAATTAATTTTGGCAATATCTCGCAAGGAACTAACCGAGACTACATCTTAAATAGGTCTAACGGTCAGATTGAGCTTTTATCTCCGCTTCAAGAGAATGACACTTTGACAATCGGTTCTATTAACACTAGAGCTTTTGTAGACTCTTTACCAGAAACTTTTAATTTTGGGCCTGGCTCTTCTACGCTTATCGTAAGAGTGAATAAAGGATTTATTGGTTCTGTTGCTACAGGAGATCTAATTTCTCCTTACGACAATTTAGTTTCTGAACAGCTTAAAAATTACCCCTCAGGTTTCTTCATCGGATTCCACTTAGAGTTTACTAGTGGCAGCAACATCGGCCAAACTGCAACCGTATCTGGCTACAATCCAGTATCAGGGCAAATTAGTTTCGTAGGAACTCCTGTCACAAATCCTATCGTTAACGGTGATAAGTTTGTTCTTTCTCAAGTTATTACTTTTAATCATGCGGTTGATTTTGCTGACCCTGCTAATGCTACGGCACAAGAAGTTGTTGATGCTATCAATAGTCAGCTTCTTGGTGGTATCGCAAAGCTAAAAGAAGTAAATAACTCTGTTCGACTTCAGACAACTTCTTTCTCGGCAGATGGTGCTATTCAAGTTATTGGCGGTTCAGCTAACTTGATCTTAAACTTCTCAACAGATGAGCAAGTAAACCAAGAAGCTAACTTGGCTTTCTCACTTTCTAATAACTCAGATCGTGAGGGTTTAGATGGAGCTTTAGGTTACACACTCGGACCAAATCAATCACTTGTAGTGATCGCCGATGGTGATGTAGTTAACAAGACCTTCGTAGTTCCTATGTCCATAAGCGGAAGCGTGACCACAGGTGGTAGCGGTACATTCACAGCTTTTGGACTTGTGTCTAGCTACCCAGACGACGACTATTTTAAAGATTTTTGGGTTTACTGGACTAGCGGATTACTTGAAGGTCGCTTGCAAAGAGTTACTGGATACAATGGCACTACTGGACAATTCATGGTAGCTGATGTATTTCCTCCTGTAGTAGGAGCTTCTTCGGTTGGCGATTCTTTTGCTTTAGTTCCAAGAACTGCTGAAAACGTCGCTAAGCATTTACAAGATTTAAACATCACTACAATCTCTACAGCTATCGAGCCGGAAGTGACTGGCATCAGTGGCGACTTCGTACAGCTAGTTACTAAGACTCCAGGGTCACTTGGTAAAGTTTTTGTTTCTGGTGGAACAGCAAACTCAATTCATATTGCAATTCAAAGTATCGTTGCCGGAGCGCCTATCAACGATGTAACTGTAAACTCTATCGCTGGTTTGGCTAAAGGTCTGCCAGTTAACCTTAGAGCGGCAGGAAGTGTGACTGTAGGAGATAACCTAGCTCCTTATGATACTTTTACTTCTGCAGCTTTCATTACAACTTTACCCTCTTACTTTGCTGGTCTTGAACTTGAGTTTACTTCTGGTTTGAATGTAGGACATAAGTCTGAAATTGCAAGTTATAACAATGTTACTGGTGAGTTTGTTCTAATAGATGCTGCTCCAAATGCGATTGCTGCAAATGATAAGTTTGTTATCAATCGTTTAGCCTTTGTTGCAAACATTACAGGTTCAACTGCACCTTATACTATCAACTTGGTTGACAGTGCTAACGCAGCTATTGATGTTTCAGGGTATACTTCTGAACGGCTTGGAGCTATCGTAGATTTTAATGGTTTGAATTTTGAAAGGCTTCAAATTGAAGGCACAGACGGCTATAAGTATTATACTGGATTGATTCAGTTGGCACAATGGACTATCGACGGCCTCGATAGAGATCCCTCAAACTTCCCAGGTATTGGAGCAGCAGGAACTCAGTTCGAAGTTATTCCTCCTGTTTTGATCAATATTCGTTTGGTCGTAGACATTACCACAGACGAGGGTGTCAGCTTGTCTTCAGTATTAAATCAAGTATCAAGCGCAATTCTTGGGTACGTCAACTCTCGTAAAGTTGGTCAAGATGTTGTGTTGTCTGAGATCGTAGCTGCGGCTCAATCTGTAAACGGAATATTTGATGTCAAGATCATTAACCACACCGAAAACATTGTTGTTGCAGACGGTGAGTTAGCTCGTCTTGCTGATGAAGATTTAATCATCGGGTAATTATGAGCGATAAGTTTAAACGACTAGTAAAATCTATCCCTTCGCTATACCGTCCAGAGGTTAATATCATGATCGGCGGTCTTTTAAAGGCGTGGGGTATATCAGACGATGAGGTAGTCGTACAGCTTAAAGAGGCGAAAGATCAGATCTATGTTGCAAAAGCTTCTGATCGATACCTAGACTTTCTTGCAAACAATGTTGGCGTAAGCAGAACTGCAGAACTTGGAATCGAGGACTCAGATTTTAGAAATCTAGTTCCGGTTCTTTCTTATTTTCCAAAGCAAGTTCGTCAAACTATTATTGCTCTTCTTGATGTTTTCTGGGGTGCAGGTTTTACTAGACCTAACATTAATAGTCAGAACAACGAACCTTACAACCTATCTGATATTTTACCTTTGACTGGAACTTTAACTTTTAATCGAGGATCAAATCGAGTCGTAGGTTCTGGCACTGCATTTCTTACTGAAGTTCAACCAGGTCAGTACATTAAACCTACGAGCGCCGCAGGAGATCAGTATGTTAAGGTTTCTGCGGTCATTGATAACAACAACTTGTTGATTAGCTCCGTTCCTGCAAACATGCCTACTTCTGTTGGCGTAGCTGCAGTTGTAGCGAATGTACTTGAGTTGGAGTACGAGGTTGATAATGGTCGGGATCGACGGAAGATTAGATTTAAGCCAAACTTATTTAATAATCTAGCGGCGGCCACAGCACAAGAAATCGCAAACGCCATCAACAACGACCCTGAGCACAACAAGAATATCACAGCGTCGGTGTTCATTGACCCTTTGACCGGCAATAAGCTTAACTTAAGAACAAACACTCCTGGACTTCAAGGTAGTATTCAAGTTCTTGGAGGTTCAGCAAACGCATTATCCAGATTAAACTTTACTTTAGATAAACAAACAGAAGTCCGTGCTGCGGTGTACGAAGTTAATCCCAACGAGATCGTCGTAAGGATTCCTTCTTCTGTTCCAGTTCTTAGAAGAAAGCTACAAGGCTCCGCTCACCCTAAAGAAACAAAAACTGAGATCTTCTCAAACTCTCAGACCTTTAACTTTACAGGGCCGTCTTCAACTTTATTGTTGACGGTAGACTCTATACCATATACTGTGACCTTCAACCATGCGACCGACTTCGTAGATCAAACCGCTGCCACTGCAGAGGAAGTGTCGCGAGTCATAAACGCTCAGGTGCCTTTCTTAGAAGCCTTTTATGACGCACGGCAGCAACGAAACAAGGTAGGTCTTCGTACCCGAGACGGCGCCATGGAATACCAGATTACAGGCGGCACAGCAAACGCAGTTCTCGGGTTCTCAACTGCTTTGCAAGAAGACCCAGACATTATTATTCCTACATACCCTTCTGCTTACATCTTTGATCCAACTGGTCAACTTTTCACCGTGACAGGTCGAGTAGCTACCACGACGGTACAAATTGACGAGGGTACTATTAGCCCTACCCTGGCCTTAAGCGATGCCTCTCAGTTCCCTAATCAACCTGGATTATTTCTGATAAACTTTGGTAGAGCAGATCAAGAAGGTCCGATTCAGTATAATAGTAGACCAAATAACTCAAGTTTACTTATTGACGCCTCTTATATCTTTCAAAAGGCTCACCAGTCGGGATCTTTGATAAACTTCGTAGACAATACGCCTACGATACCTAGGGTGACTGGGGACGACTACCCAGTATATGTAACAGGTACTTCGGAAGCTCGACAGGCTGCAGAAGCCTTAATTAGAAAGCTTATTGCCGCTGGAGTTGTGATTAGATTCATCATCGAGTTTCCAGAGCTACTTTTTGAATGTTGTGTGGCTTGTCCTACCTTCGATAATGCCGATTATGTTGGTAGTCGAAGTGGGTTGCCGCCGTTGGTGTTTTAGATGAAAACCTGCACTAAATGTAAAATTAATAAACCTGAAACGGAGTTTTATAAAAGGTCTAACCGAGCTTCCGGTTTACAATCTTGCTGTAAAGTTTGCTCTCTTACGCAAGTAAGACGCTCAAAAGCTAAGTCAAAACATAAGTTTAATGCTTATAGAAAGCTTAAAAGGCAGAATGATATTAATTATAAACTTAGCGAACTTTTGCGTAACAGGCTTAGAATGGCTTTAAAAGGGAATCAAAAAAAAGGCTCGGCTATACGAGACTTAGGTTGTTCAATAAAGGATTTTAAAGCTTATTTGCAATCTAAGTTTCAACCTGGAATGACTTGGGAAAATCACGGAATCTCCGGCTGGCATATTGACTATATTAAACCTTTGGCGGAGTTTGATTTAACAGACCCTGTTGAATTTAAAAAAGCCTGCCACTACACAAACTTGCAACCCTTGTGGGCTTATGATAACTTTACAAAAAGGTACAGGAGCGTGCTAAAATGAACTGTAATAATAAAATAAAAGGTAGGAAATTCTAATGGCCCTCCTCCAACAAACCCTCATACGAGCAAATCAAAGGCTTGATCTTCCTGATTATAGGAATATCGAGGACTTTGTATGTGCCGACTTTCGCGCCATTCATAAAAATGTTTGGGCTAATAATAACTTTGTTATCTCGGGTTTTAATCCAACTCCTGGTAGCTTAGGCTCTGATACTTTAGCTTTAGTGCTCGCCGGTTCTTCTTGTATGCTTGGACAAGACGATGGTGTTCTATACATCGGCGCTCCAAGTCTTGGAAATCTTTCTACAAATCAACTTACTCCTAACGCTACCAACTATGTGGAACTCATTATCGAGAAGGACTCTGGTGGCGCTGACTCTCGCGCTTTCTGGGACCAGACTGCTAACGGCGGTCAAGGTGGAGAGTTCAGTCAAGTCGTCGATACTTACACCTTTTTAAAAGCAACCTTTGCAATCAACACTTCTAACTTTACAGGTGACGCTAACAAGATTCGAATCGCAGAAGTCGATGTAAACACTTCTGGAATCATCACAGAGATTCGAGATGAGCGCAATAACTTTTTTAGGCTTGGTAAAGCCGGAAACCCTGGATATACATTCCCTTGGTCCTCTAGAAGTGAGCCGTTAGACACTGCATTTAACGGTGCAGATAAAGACATTAAGAACTTAAAGCAGTGGATGGACGCCATGATGGACGGCATCCGAGAGATCAAAGGTACCACTTATTGGTACGAAGCGCCCGCAGTATCTTTTCCTGGAGCTTTTGCAAACCCAGCGCTTTCGGTTCTTTCAGGTGTCAACAACGATTCTAAGTTTGGATGGGATGGAGCTTTCTTATCGATCACCGATAATTCTCTTTCTCCTCTAGATTCTGATCCGATTGCTTACATTCGAATATTCTCTAGCTCCGCCAACCTAACCCTTACTCGACAAGCTGGCCCACAAGCCATCGCTATCGCAGATCAAGAAGTTCTTTGGGTTCAGTTGCCCAACCCTTACGCTGCTGTAAGCTACGATGGTGTGGGATTAACCGCTTCTAATTACCGAGTCTCGGCTCGCGGTTCTGTTCCACTTAGCGAGGATACTTACTGGCTTGCGTACCGAGAAGGCAGCAGACTTTATGTTCGAGGTCTTGGTGAGTTAGATCCAGGTGAAGAGATCGAGATAACAGACCAGGTACCCGAAGCTCTTGAACAATTCTTAGGATTTGACCCAGAGACGGCAACAAGTGTTCCTTACACAGCTACACCAAATCCAGTTCTTTTTGGAAACCTGTTTAATACATCTTCTTCGTTAGTTACGGCTATATCTGCAAACACAGCCAATATCAACGCACTTGGAACTCTTCTTGATACGAATGTTTACGAAGAGCCTTTGGTTGTTGTATCTGGCCCTCCAGTAGACGACAATGAGATCACGGGTCCAGTTACCCCGAGCACGATCATCACTATTCCTTTGGACTCTCGTGACTCTAACCTTCCAGAAGAGTACATCGTAGGCGATGGACTTCTTTCAGTTTACTTAAACGGTCAGCTTTTAGAGCTTGGACAAGACTGGCTTGAAGTTGGAACGCCTGGAACTTTTAGTGATGAGATTGAGATTCTTCAAACTCTTGAAATCGGCGACAGACTGATCTTCCGAATTGGAAGCCTTGGCGGATTTAATGTTGGAGCTTCTATCGGTGAAGCTAATACTGCTTCGAATGTTGGCAGCGGCGCTCAAGTATTTAAGCAGAAGACTGGTGTTGACCTTGAGATGCGAACTCTAGTTGCTGGCCCAAATGTCAGCTTGACGCAGACAGCAAACACAATCGTCATCAGCGCTTCAAGTGGAGGCGGTGGAATTCTTGCTATTACGGAAGTCTCTGCGGCCTCTTACAATGTTCTTGGAACCGACGCAGTTATCAAGGTTGATGCAGGCTCAAATCCTGTAACACTAAATCTTCCAGATGCGACTGCAAACCAGGGCAAGGTCTTCTATATCAAGAAGATGGATAGCTCTGCAAACGCGGTTACGATTGATCCGTTCGGTACTCAGACTATTGACGGCTTGGCAACTCTGGCTTTAACTATTCAATATGAAACTTTCACTATCGTAAGCGACGGGAATGATTGGCTGGTCCTATAGTATGACTTACAACCCTCGTCTTCGTGGTCCTATTCTAGATGTGGCGGCTGTAAGGTCAGCCATACCCCCTAGACCTAACGGTTCTGGGGGTTCTTTAAATAAAGGTCAACCTGTAAGACTTGACTCTTCTGGTCAACTATTATCAATAGACCCAACGGTTGAGACTCAGGCTCGTGCCTGTTTAGGATTGGTTGCGCAGTCTATTAGCCCATCAGGATCTTCAGAAGTTATCACCCAAGGAAGATTGGTGGATGTAACGGTGCCTGGATCTGTAGGTGAGGTTCTTTATATTTCTAAAACTGGGGCGTTGTCAAATGTACAGCCTAGTATTGGGGTTGGTGGATTCGTAGCAGGAGACTTTGTAGTTAGCGTTGGAGTAATAGTTTCAAATCTGACTAACCCATTGTTAAAAGATGTTATGGTCGATGTTAAAGTCGTCGGTCAGTTATAACAAAATTTCAAAGCGAGAAAGGGTATACTGTGCAAGAGAGAGTTCGTAAAGTAGATGTCAATAAGATGTCCCTTGAGCAAGCAGACCTTCTATCCCAGCAAATTGGCGAAAAGATTGGTCAAATTCAAAAGGACGCCTTAGAAAAGATGTTACGCATCTTAAACATCTATGGAATGACTTGCGAGCTTTTTGTAACCATTAAAAAGCTTGAGGAGAAAGATTAATGGCAGATATTAATGTTCTTAGTAGATTAGTCAACGGCGTACAGCGAAACATTGACCTACAACAAAACGCCCTAGTAGTAGGTAGCCTAAAGGTTGGGACTTCTTCTCCTACCGAGCTTACTAAAGCTATCTTAGATAACTTGTTGACGCTGCAAAACGGTAGTGATATTTCTGCGTCCTTGCACCACCACGATGGTCGATACTTTACTGAAACTGAGCTTCAGTCAACTGGAGGAACATCAGGTGCAGATCGAATCGGAGTAAATAATACTCCAGTCAATTACTCTGCTGCTTCTCAAACGGTTCAAGATCACCTTGAAGGTATTGATGCAGCCTTGACTGCTGCAGGAAACGAGCGAGCAGATAACCTATTCCGTATTGTTGATAACTTAGATAACACCAAGAAGATCGCTTTTGAAGCTGCTGCGATTGCAACTGGCACGGTTCGTACTATTACGATGCCAAACGCGAATGTTAACTTGGCAGATGTAAATCAAGCAGTACTTCAAGATGGCAGCCGCGCAATGTCGGCAAACCTGTCTCTTGGTAACTTTAAGATTACCAACTTGGCAAACGGAACTAATCCTGGTGACGCGGTTAATCTTTCGCAATTAGATGCAGCTCTTGCTGGCCTTGATTTTCAAAAGGATATTAACGATCTAGTTTCTGATGCATCCACAACTGCCCCAGGAGCAGGACTTCCTGCTGCTGCTACTGGTCAGCGTTATATTCTTGAATCTGGTACCGGCTCTTTGGCTGCCGGTTGGGGAACCATCTCTGGCGTTGGTGACAACGATATCGTTGAGTACAACGGTACCGCTTGGGTTGTTTCTTATGATGTGTCCGTACAAGGCGAAGGTGCTCTTGTTTGGAACCGTGACGAAAATTACTTTATGCGTTGGGACGGCTCTAGCTGGAATGAGTTTGGCGGTCTTGCTGGAATTACAGCAGGCGCAGGACTTGATAAGTCAGGGAATGTTCTTTTAATTGATCTGGCAACTAATCCAGGACTTGAATTTGATATTCCTGGTGATAGTGGTAAACTTCGCGTTCTCGCTGACAACTCTACTATTGAACGCTCTGCCGCCGGTATTCGAGTAAAAGATCTTGGTATTACTCTTGGTAAACTTGCAGCGGACTCTGTTGACGCTACTAAACTTGTTGATAATGCTGTTACAACCAGTAAGATCAACAACTTAGCAGTTACAACTAGCAAGATTGCTGCTGATGCTGTAACTGAAGCTAAGATTGCAGCTTCGGCTCTTGATCAACAAACCCTTCTTGGTGGATCTGGAACGCAGCTTTCAGTTCGACAAGCCCCCTTAATTGCTAGAAACTTGATTGCAGGTGAATCGTTCGCAGCAAATACAAGCTTCCTAGTTCGTCGAGCACGAAACGGTGAAACTGCAGGTCGAGTTTATAAAGCAGATAACGATGCTTCTTCGGCTGATAATTTTTATGTAATTGGTATTGCTCTTGCAAGCGTAGCAGTTGCAGCAGGCGAATCAATTCGAGTCATTTCTTTAGGTTCTCATACCCTTGGATCAAACGACTCGGCTTTTTCAGCTTCTGATGTAGGCCGTCCGGTTTACTTGACTTCTGCTGGGGCTTTTTCGGTAACCGCCCCTACGGCTGTAAATACGGCTGTGGTACGAGTTGGCGTAGTGGAGAATACAAATATCCTAGATGTTATGCCTATGCAGCTTAACGGTATTAACTAATTGTTGACGCCGTAAAGGTTTTAAGGTAGGTTATTTAACATGGGAAAGTTTCTGCGTCTTGTAAATGGAGTACCGAGAAGCGTCGATGAAGCAGCTTCTACTCCTATTTACGATGAGAGGCTGACCATAGCAAGTACGATAACCGCTGGGACGAATGTTACGCTACCACTCAGCGGTACTTATGAAGGGCAAGAATTAGAAGTATACTTTAACGGTCAAGTATTAGACGATGTTATAGATTATACCTTCGTAGGTTCGCCCCCAAGAACTCAGGTTCAATTTACATTTAACTTAGAACCTGGTGATATAATAAGGTTTAGAAAGATTCGTGGTGCGTAAGCGATTATGAGAAGAATAAAAATAAGAGGCTAGAATGTCACAGAAATTTGATGCAAGACAGAGTATTTATCGAGGAACGCTAAATCAACTTAGCACTTCTACGAACCCTGAACTTGATAATTTACTTAGCTCAGTAAACGCTGATCTTACCGCTCTTCTGCGTATCTCCGCCAATAGTCCTGCTGATCTGGTTGTTAATGTTGGTGGTGGTGATCTTTTAAACGCGGAGTCTAATCGTAGACGCGCAATCCCTCATATCGGAGCTGCTTACGTTCAGTTCACTTCTGGTACCGTAACTTTCCCTGCTGCTTCTGGCGGCAACATCGTTTGTGCACCTGGCGGCTCTAGCGTGCTAAATGTCGCTAGCGGTAACTTCGCAGCGGTTCTCGTATACCTTGACGGTACAGGCAACCTAAACACCATCGTTGGCGCAGATTCTGCTACCGAACCGGCTGCCATTATCAATCTTCCTCCTGCGCCAGATGAGACCTTAGCGATTGGATTTATCGTTGCTCGAAACATAGGTGGAGTGATTCAGAACATCACTCAAAACAATATTAGACAGTTTGGTACTGGCAGCGGTACTGGCGGTGGTTCTGGGGGATTATCTGAAAATAGTATTAGCCTAAGAAATACTTTAGATAGCAGCTATTTTAAATACCTGTCTCCTTCAATATTTAAAACTGAAAAATTAGATTTTATTGATGCTGGCTCTACTACGGCTACTTATAACTTGGTTAGTAGATTGTATGAGTTTACAGCTTCACAAGTGGTACGCTCTGTTAATCTTCTTGATGATAGTTTTTATGAAGAGTTATCAGATGTAGATGCTGCAATGTTTGTCGCGTTCTGGAATAATTCTTTTGTAGACACTGCTGCGACCTACGAATTAAGTAGAGATAACGGAGTTACTTGGCAAACAGTTACGATGGGACGTAACGGTTTAACCGGACAGTATGCTGGAGTTAAACAGTTTGCAGAAGAAACTTTTAGTACCGCTGGAACGCTTACAGACTCTTCAAATATAACCCTTAATACTACCGCAGTACAACAAACGTCCCAAAGGCTGATTCTTACTGATAATAGAGTAGTAAATGAGTTTACTTTCAAGCTAAATAAAATCGGCGCCCCTGCTGGAAATCTAACCGTTGAGCTGGTAAAAGACAACAGCGGAAACCCCTCTAGTTCCAGTGCGGACTTGATCAGCTTTGTAGAAAAGAGGATCATCGATATACCTTCTGGTATAAATAACCTAGTTGTCAATTTTGGTAAACAAGCGCTTAAAGCAGGGACTTACCACATCGTATTTAAAACAGATCAGGCGTATAAAGACTCTTTCTCTTCTGGGGTAACTGAGTTAGCCGTTAGGTCCGATTCAGCAGGCTCCGACCCCGTAGCAAAAAATTACAACGGTAGCGCATGGTCTGATGTTTCCGGTCAAAGTATTAAGTTTACTTATAAGTATAAAGTTTTAAAACTATTAGCCAGGATAACCAGCTCAACAACTGCTAAGTTAGAAGGTTTTGGAGTCCTATATCAAACTGATGATAGGTTGGTTTCTCCAGTTTCTTACGAAAATATTATCGTAGGAACTTCAGCTCAAGTAGACGCAGGACTTGCCACTCATAGTTCGTTACAGGATGCTTTAAATGATGCGGGTACTGGCTCTAGCGTGGTAGCTCTTCGTTCTACTCTTACTGGTTCTGTTACCTGGAGTCAAAGTGAAGTTTTAGTAAAGGGCGAAGGTAGGCCTACCATCATAGACGGAGACTTAACAATCAGTGGTAGTAATAACTTGTTGTATAACGTAAAGATTACTGGTAACTTAATTGTTAGCGGAAGCTACAATTCAATAAGGGATTGTTGGGTTGGCGGAGCGGTTACAGATAGCGGAACCTTAAACAGTTTTAGCGTAGTACTGGATGATTAATTATGAAATTTAGAATAGACAATAACATATTACAAGAAGGCTCTAGTTATAGCAGCGATTTAAAAGACTTTCCTAGAGCGATTAGTTTTGTTACTAAGAAAAACTATAACTTTCAAAACGGAAATTTTAACGATCAGACAACCACTCCTTCAGGTACCTATCCTGGTAGCGCCTCATTCGAGGGCGGAGTTCTTCTTCCTGATGGTAGAGTGTTCTGTGTACCTCACGGCTCCACCACAGCTAGGATCTACAATCCAGTAACCGATACCGTAACTACCCCTTCGCCTACTTTTCATAGTGGTAGCGCCGCATTTTTTGGAGGAGTACTCCTTCCTGATGGTCGAGTTTTCTGTGTACCGCGTGACTCCACTACAGCTAGAATCTATAACCCAGTAACTGATACCGTAACTACTCCTTCAGGTACCTATCCTGGTAGCGCCGCATTTATTGGAGGAGTACTCCTACCTGATGGCAGAGTTTTCTGCGTACCATACAACTCCACCACAGCTAGAATCTTAGCTGGTAATTTTAGTAAAAATATAAATGACTTCCAATTTCCAAAAGAAATAATGTTATCTCCATTTTTAAATAAACTTTAAATGGGTAAAGGCCTAGTATTGGCTAGTTAATTATTATGCAATCTAAATTCTGTCCTAAATGTATGTCTTACATGATGGACTCAACAAATCCAAATTTAAGAGGTTGGAAGTATTGTCCGACCTGTAGGTATTCCGAAGATGCTGAAGGATATAATCTCATTAATACAAAACCTGTTCAGACCTGCGAAATCAAACAGTTCGCCTATCAGTGCGACAACTGCAAGTGTGGAGACGAAGATGAGTCTAGTGACTAAAGAAGAAGTCTTACTTGGCCGTGTTAAATATGAAGATTTAACTGACGAACAGAAAAAGAATATTGATATTTTGGTTGACAGAATTAATCGATTTTTTGCTGGGTATATCTGGCCATCTAAGCTACCTAAAAAAGTCAATGATGGATTGCGTAGGCCACAAGATGCACCTAAGAATGGCTCAGCCACAAGTTGGCATTATAGAGGTGCTGCTATTGATTTGGACGATGATGACTCAGGCGTTACCTGGCAGTATGTGTGGGCAAATCGCAAGAAGCTAAAGGAAATCGGCTTATGGGTTGAGCATCCTAATTGGACTCATGGTTCAGCAGGTACATGGATGCATTTTCAAATCTACCCACCTAAATCAGGCAAGAGGTTCTTTGTACCATCAACTCAGCCAGCTCCAGCTCCTAAGTTCTGGGATGGCAAATATGAAGCCGAATTAGATCAGGCTTAATACCATCCATTTATTTGTCTGGCTAGCCTAATATCCCCAGACGCAATAATCTCGTTTATAACTCTAACCAGCTCTAAATCTCGACCAGTTCGAGCTGAATCATATTCGTTTAGTAAATTTTGGGCTTTAGGGTCGTTAGAATTCTTTAAATAGTCTATAATTTTTACCATAACTCCATAATTAATAATACTTTTCTTACTCACAATCTCCGTCTCCGTATCCGCCTCCGTATCCGCCTCCGTCTCCGCATCCGCCTCCGTATCCGCCTCCGTATCCGTTTCCATCTCCGTTTCCATTTCCGTATTCGGGGTCTTTTACGCTTTCCATTCTGGCACCGCTTCGAGATTTGCAATTGCTTCAGGTGTGCAATCAAGAATTTCGATAACTTCAGTCAGTTCTATTCTTGGAACCGCAACGGGGAATTTACATTCGTTCGGATACTTCACTCCGCGCACAGCCATTTCACTGAGCGAGGCTGCACCTTTCCAATACCACAAACGACGCGCATCCGTTAGTACAGCTTCTTTTCCGTTTCTTGATTCAACATTGGCAAAGAAAACCCCTGCTGAATATGTTCTAACTATTTTCTTCATCTCTTCTCCCTAAGCCTCTCGGCGGCTATTTAATTTCTTTCATAATCCTCAAAAACTCATCAGCGTAATGATCGAATGTTGCTGACTTTTCATTCAATTTCCCTATCACGGCTTGAATATCCGTATGAAAGCGATACGCATTTAGACCTCCCAATTTTTTGTGCGTTGATATAATACTTATCGGTATAATTCTGAAAAACTTTAGGTTGTTTCTTTCTTTTTTCTACCATCTCACTTCTTTTCATCATCCATACTAACACCCAAAGCAGTATGCTTAAAATTAAAATAATAGGGGCAGCTAGTTCATTCCCTGTCATATATTCATCCTTGGTCTGTCATTGAAATCTAATTCATCGCCTTCATTATTGTAACCTTGAACGATTTCATAATCTTCAAGTTTTCCAGAAGGTAGCACATACGAATTTTCTACGCTTACTCCATTAACAACTTCCGTTCCTAAATGACACCCCATGAGTCGTGAATGTTTTTGCAAACCATTAATTGCGTCGTCGGTCGTCCAAGTATACTCCCAAGCCATTTTATACATATAATGTCGCTTCTTTCTAGCGCCGACAAAATGAAATACTTTCAGAATATCTCCTAGTCTAATCGGAATACCTTTCTTGTCGTAACAAGGATTCTTAATCATATAGCTCCCGATTCAACTAGTTCTTCTAACACCTTGATACTATATTCACTGCCTGATTCAGTAGTAATGATATAAACTCCATCTACAACTTCAATCTTCTTAACAGGGGAAGTATTGACCATTCTGGTATTCATACCTTCGGTTAGGGATTGTCCAAACATAATAAACATCTTATCTAGTTCCGGCAATGATTCTGTTGTGCCTTCCACTGTATCTGTGCGGAGTCTTGAATGATTGTTTTTAATTTTTGTAAAAAGCACCTTGTATCTCATCGTACCGCTCCTCTCATAACACCTAAGTGATAATAAATATTATCTACATAAACCTTTTGTTTCTCGTCTAACTGAATAGTCTCAAGTAATTCCTCTAAAGAGATTTGATTGGTCTTTCTTAACCTTAATCACTTTTTATCCTCTGGCTCCCATTCATTAATCCAATAAACACCATAACCAAAATCTTTTTTCACTTCGGGAGGAAGCATACCTTTAGATTCAATAAACTCTAAAAGTTCTCTAGTTTCTTTCATACGAATTTTGCAATTTTCCCATTGCTTCAATTTTCTGTGCAGAGCTTTTAGCATTTGACTGCGTTTCATACAGACACCTCCACGAGGTCCTCTTTGTAACCGATAATGGCGTGAACTTTATCGTATTTTTGTTTCATCTTACACCTCGCCGATTTTATTTCTTGCGACGAATTCCTCGACTTCTTTATCGCTTAAACTGTCGACGTATTCGCTCACCCATTCTTCAAAATGTATATAGTTAGAAGCTTGGCTGAACCTATACCAGGTATAGTAGACGCCGCCTTTCAACATGTGGGTCATGATTATTTGCTTCATAATTGTCTCCTGATAAACAGTAATCCCTGGTTACAACACTGGTTTCGGTCGATATCCGCCTTTCCCTTTCGGGGCGCATCGGGGTGTTTAGTTTTGGTTAAACCGACTAACTCACCAGGGCTTACATATACAGGATACTAAATAAGAACTACAAAGTCAACAATCTCTTTTATTCTGTGCCTTTATGATCTCATCCAGAGGCAACTTAGGCAGGCCCAGGCTTTTAGATCTGATATAAAGCTTTAGGTGTTCG